GTCGAATGTATTATAATGAACATTGTATTCAGTTGAGAACATAGCGTAAGATAGGTGATATTTGATTCGGCGAATTTCTTCATGGTATTCAGAGTGGAACATTTTGCAAAATGCGGCAGTAGCAAAGTCTACCTGGAATGATGTTTGCGTACCATCATAACGAGAGAAATCTGCTTCATACACTTCATGAACAGCGTTGGCGAGAAATTCTTGGATCATCGAACCAAGTTCACGTGGGGTTTTGCCAAATGCGTACCAATGACAATTTTCTTTCATGTGGGCGACAAATGGGATGACAAACCTGAGGAATCTGAGAACGTGTTTGGGGTCTACGGCAGATATATTTCGAGGATCTTTCAACTCAGGATAAGCTTCAGTCTTCTGGAATGCTTTATTACGCATGTCATCAGGGTCTTCCAGAAGGGCATTCTCGTACTTATTCTTTTGGCAGCCAGAAGCTGCTTCGATAACTTCATCTTCACTAAGTGGGTGAAGACTGCCGGAGGCGGAGCAGGCAATTAGGAATATGATCTCATCGGCATAAGTACGGTATTTTGGGGGCACAGTTACCACAGATTTCTGAAGTTTGAGAACGCGTTCAGAAATACATGTAAGATCACTCGAGAGACATGATGCTGGAACAAAGGCTTGGTCTACTATAGGGTTCATAATGCGCTGGCCTTTGATCTTATATTCATCGTCGTTGATATCCTTGTATTGAAACTTATAGTTTCGTGGTGTAGCAGTAGACTCATATCTAGAAACGACGTAATTTATTGGCTTACCTTGTAATGCCAATATGATGTTGCAGAGCTCGTATTGGGTCTCAGTAGATCCCGTGATACGTTGTAAAGAAGCACTTGATACTTTGGGCAGGTTCAGAGCCTCTTTATATTGTTGATGAGACAATGTAAATTGGGTGAAACTATTAGCAGTAGCAAGTGTCATGTTGTCGGAACCAACCAATATATTGACGCCATTGACGTGTTGGGGTCGCCAACGCATCACGGGTCGAGAGTCGCGTGTTAAAGTCCAAATCATGTAAGCAAGGGGGTTTCCTTTGAAGATTGGGAGCAGTAATACTACATATCGATTGGGAGCAATTCTTCTAGTTTCAATCATACAGTGGACCATTGACATATTTGGGGTGCTAATTGTCACGTAGTCAGTTCGCCAGTTCCAGAGGTTATGTGAATAGGGAGTGCTACCAGAATGTGATTCGGTCCAAACTCCATCTGAACTTGTGGTGATGGTGGACTCCTGGGTACATTCTGCTAACACATCGGGTAAAATAGTGTACATAACAATGGCACGAGCTTTAGTGACTAGGGACATAAACACTTTTGGATCTAAATAGTAGTCAACATCAATAATCTTTACTATACAATTATCGGGGAGCGGGTCATTACGAAATTGCATTCGGAGATCTTTCTCAAAATAGAAAATTCTACTACCAGGGATTCCATTCCATTGATCTTTAGGAGACATTGAAAGAGACCAAACGTTGAATCCATTAGCCCGAATAAATTCATTGATAAAGTTGTCAGCCCTAGATCGACTAGCGGCTTGGAATTTATGGGGGTTTTCTGGGTTGATACGAGGTTGTTCAATCAAGCGGGAAGTGAAATCGGATCTTATTTCGGATCTAGCGTAGCGGGTAGAATTTATCTCTATGAGCCAAGACCAGAGAACATCGGGATCGAATTCTTGGAAAGCTACAAAAGTCGTAATCATAGAAGAAATGAGCTGATATTTCAAAAATCTGGAAACTGGTACAAAGTTGGGGGATAGAATCCAAAGTTGTGCGTAGAACCAAGTACTAATCGTGGCAATTTGACAAACATACAGCGGTATGCCTGGGCCTCTAGATTTAAGTTCGTCGCGGTACTCACAAATATCAGTATACTTGGCATATGCGATGCCAGCAACTGTAGCGCATGCGAGGGCGGCTCTACATCTAGT